ATCACTACAAACGCCTTGCGGTTCAGCCGTGGGATGTCGTTGACACATGGCCCATCGAGCAACAGATCGGTTACTACCGAGGCGGCGCTCTTAAATACATTATGAGATTAGGAAGCAAAGATGAATCTACTCAAGAGGCTAGTAAAGGAATGCATTACCTTGAAAAACTCGTTGAGTGCCTTCGTCGACAAAAAGAAGAGTCCCATGGCACTTGATACAAGCATATATGGTCAGGCAGTACTCGATCAGAAATTTGGCAGCGGCACCATCTCAAGTGCACAGAACGCAGCCATGCAGCGCGGAGCCTATAACTCCATGATGCAAAACCCACAGGCTGTCTGGAAAGAATATGAGCGTACTAGCCCTAACGTCGGTATTAACATCGAGCGTGCGTCGAACGGGTACATCATTCGCTCTCAAGGGACGCTCGTCGTAGCGACAACGCTGGAAGACCTGCAACAGCATGTCACGGCCATAGTCGTCAGCAGCCTAGTTCTCAGTGAAGGTAAATGATGGACATTCTTACTGTTGACTTCGAGACTTACTACGACAAGGACTTCTCCCTGTCAAAGATGCAGACGGATGCGTACATCAACGACGCGCAGTTTGAAATTATTGGCGTTGCAGTTATCAAGAACGAAGAACCTGCTGTGTGGTTTAGTGGCTCTGATCTGGAGACCATAGGCTGGCTGCGTACCAACTTCGACTGGGAAAACTCTGCTACCCGCTGCCACAACACGCTCTTTGACGGGTACATCCTGACGCAGCATTGTGGGATCAAGCCCAAGCTGTGGATGGACACACTTAGCCAAGGCCGCATGTTGCTGCCATACCTGACATCACATTCACTAGCTAACCTCGCCAAGAACTACAACTTGCCAGACAAAGGCACTGCTGTAGTAAAGGCGCTGGGTAAACGTCGCAAAGACTTTAATCCCATGGAATTAACGGAGTACGCCGAGTACTGCAAGCATGACGCATGGCTGTGCAAAGAGTTGGGCGCTAAGTTTGACCCGTTCACGCCTGCGTTGGCTATTAAGCTGATCGACATGACTGTGCGTATGTTCACAGAGCCTATGCTTGTCGGAGACCAGTTCAAGATGAAGCAGCTGTACGACGACGAGATCAAGCGCAAAGCTGATCTGCTGGAACGGGCTGAGACCAACCGTGACGTCATTATGTCCAACGACAAGTTTGCAGAAGCGTTGCTGGCGCTGGGCGTTACCCCGCCGATGAAGCAGAGCAAGGCCAACCCAGACAAAGAGACCTACGCATTTGCAAAGAGTGACAAGGACTTCACTGACCTGCAAGAGCATGACGACCCTGATGTGCAAGCGTTGGTAGCAGCACGTCTTGGAGTTAAGACCACCATCGCTGAAACACGGGCGCTTAAGTTCCTTGAGACTGCCAAGCGTGGCGCTTTGCCTGTGTACCTCAACTTCTGGGGCGCTAAAACGACTGGGCGTTACTCAGGCGGCAATAGCATCAATTGGCAAAATGTTCCCGCTCGTGGCCCGTCCGCTGGACTGCGTAAAGCACTGCTGGCTCCCTCTGGGCACACTGTGCTGGTGGGTGACTCGTCGAACATCGAACTGCGTACTGTGATGGCGCTGTCTGGGCAAGAAGATGTGCTAGACAAACTCGGCGCTGGTATTGACTTGTACTGCGACTTTGCCTCTAAGTTGTTTGGGCGAGACATAACGAAAGCTGACAAGGCTGAGCGGTTCCTTGGGAAGACGGCTATGTTAGGCTTGCAGTACGGTGCTGGCGCTAAGCGGTTCCAAGAGATGGTGCGGTTAGCCAAGCGCGTAGACCCTAGCGTCGAGTTGATCGACGAGAACAGGGCGCACTCCATCGTTGACTTGTATAGAACTGTCCACTGGAGGGTGGTGCAGTTGTGGAAGCGCTGCAACGACGTAATCCTGCCTGACATTGCCAACGGCTGCACCATGCTGAACGTGGATGTCAACGGCTGGTTTATCACCCAGTGGGACGGCTTTGGTCGCCCCGGAGAACCCGGTGTGATGTACAACGACCTGAAGTATGACGGCAAGGACTGGACTTACCAGATGGGCAGGCAGCGGATAAACATCCACGGAGCTAAAGTTGTAGAAAATTTATCACAACATGCTGCAATGCAGATCGTTATGTGGCAAACTGCACGTATCAATCAGCGCTACCCAGTGAAGCTCTCAGTCCATGACGAGGCTGTCTGTGTGGTGCCGAACGACGAACTTACTGAAGCTCAAGCGTACATGGAAGAGTGCCTTGCAATGACACCCAAGTGGTGTCGCAGCATTCCCGTTGCGTGCGAGACAGGAACTGGATCATCTTATGGAGATGCGAAATAGTATGACAACACCGATGCCTTTGTCGTTTAGCCGACTGTCCACCTTCGAGCAGTGCCCTGCGCAGTTCGATTACTTGTATGTGACCAGACGTGTGCAGAGCACGATGAACGAGGCATCAGAGTATGGAGATAGAGTACACAAATTGTTAGAAGCCAAGGGTAACGGCTCACTTGATGAAACCACACTGTCGCTAGAAGGCAAGCAGTCGCTAGAACGCTGGGGGCCGCTGGTTGAGAACATCACATCACGCGATGGCGAGAAGCTGTTCGAGCATCAGATGTCGGTCAATCGCCAGTTGCAACCTGTGGACTGGTTTGCCAAGGATGTATGGATTCGCTCTATCGCTGACGTGCTGGTCGTCGATGGTGACACAGCGTACTGCCTCGACTACAAGACTGGAAAAGTTAAGGAGAACCCAACGCAGTTGCAGTTGTTCGCGGCCATGGTGTTCTGGCATTACCCAGAGGTGACAAAGGTAAAGACCTCGTTCATCTGGCTCAAGTTCGACGAGGTGACAAACGCAACGTATGAGCGCCGCTTTCTTGACGCGCTATGGCGGGCACTGGAGCCACGCTTTGACAAGGTGCAGGAAGTGATTGACCTCGGCGTATTTAAAACAAAACCATCGGGCCTGTGCCCATGGTGCCCAGCGAAGGGGTTCTGCCCTGACGCACGACTGAAAGGTAAGAGATGAATAAAGAAGCTGACGTTAAGAAAATTGTGAAGACCGTGCTCATGAGTGAGCCCAAGTGCTGGTGGTTTATGCCACCGGCCAATGGTTATGGCCGTTCGGGTATTCCTGACTTTGTTGGCTGTGTGAATGGGTTCTTGTTTGCCGTAGAGACTAAGTTCGGCAAGGGCACTACCACTGCCAATCAAGAAAGGGAACTACACCAACTAACGCAGAGCGGTGCAAAGGTGTGGATTGTTCGCGAGACATCAGTAGACACATGGGGAATTGAGTTCAAGGCATGGGCGGCTCTATGCTTGTGATACCGGACAAGCGCAAGATAATTATTGACAGCAATGAGAATGCAGCCGTAGCACAAGCTATCCCACACGCCAAGCTGCTGAAGCACGATGGCAAAGATATGCTGGCTATGCCCTACGGCGTTGACGAGTCGATGGTGCTTAAGAACTTAGGCTTTAATGTGCCAGCACCAATCTTGCAGTACTACAACTGGCCCGGTCGCTTCACAGCGATGGATCACCAGAGAGAGACCGCCGCATTCTTAACGATGCATAAGCGTGCCCTGTGCCTAAACGCGCCGGGTACTGGCAAGTCAATTAGCTCGTTGTGGGCTGCGGACTTTCTGCTAGACGAAGGCATTGCACGGAAGGTGCTCATCGTCGCTCCGCTGTCAACAGTTAAGGTGGTATGGGGTAGCGAGCTTAGACATCATTTGCCGCACCGCTCGTTTGTTATGTGCACAGGGTCTAAGCAAAAACGGATTGAGTTATTACAGACCCCCGGAGTGCAGTACGTCATCATCAACCACGACGGATTCACAACGATGCAGAACGAGTTGGTTGGCTTTGACGTGGTCATCTACGACGAGGCTACGGCGCTCAAGTCTCCAAGTTCACAGCGGTACAGGATTTTTTCTAGGTGGATACAAAAGCACAGGCCATGGCTATGGATGATGACAGGTACGCCTATTTCGCAGACCCCCGCAGACGCGTGGACGCTGTCTAGACTTGTCGACGCACCGCTGTGCCCAAAGAGCTTTACTACGTTTAAAGACATGGTGATGCAGAAGGTGACGACGTTTAAGTGGACGCCGCGACATGACGCGCTGGAGACCTGCCGCAAAGTTTTGCAGCCATCAATCAGGTTCTCGCTGGACGAGTGCAAAGACTTACCACAGACGAACTTTGTTGGGCGTAAGACAGAGCTTACAAAGCAACAGGAGAAAGCCTTCAAGGACATGAAGGACAAAGCTATAACTATTTTCTCGGCGGGTGAAGTGACAGCTGCCAACACTGCTGTAATGCTAAGCAAACTGCTACAGATTAGTTGTGGCGTTGTCTACGGGGATGGCACTACGATTGCCATCGACGCTTCGGAGCGTTATAATACGCTTACGGAATTACTTACAGAGATCGGCGACAAAGCGATCATCTTCGTGCCGCTCAAGGGCGTGCAAGTTTGGCTGCGCGATAAGCTGACAGCAGATGGTTTTGATGTTGCAATGGTCAATGGTGACACTAGCAAGAAAGTTCGTGATGAGATTTTTAGTGACTTTCAGAACAAGGACAGGCCACAGATTTTGCTGGCTCATCCAAAGGTTGCTGCTCACGGGTTGACACTCACACGATCTAAGGACATTATTTGGTTTGCTCCAATTTATTCACTTGAACAGTACGAGCAAGCTAATGCAAGGATTCGTCGGTTGACTACAACCGGCAAAACGACTGTGTGGCACATATGGGCTACCGGCTTTGAAGCAGAGTTGTACCGCAGGCTCCGCGAAAAGAGAAACACACTTGCGGAATTTTTAACCTTGGTGCAAGGCATCAACAGTGACGATGAATAAAAAAGGTGACTTATGAATTACGACATTGCCGCAGAGAAATATCTGCAAGTTCGCAACGAGATAGATGGTCTTGAACGCGATCACAAAACGGCTAAGGCCAAACTTACTGAAAAACTGGTAGCGCTGGAAAACTGGATGACAGCTAAAGCGCAAGAGGACGGACTGGAGACAGTCAAGACTCCACATGGTACGGCCTACTGGTCTGTACATCACACCGCAACAGTTGGTTCTCGTGAAGAGTTCTTTAACTTTTGCAAAGAGCATGACGCGTGGGATATGGTCGAGTCCCGCGCATCAAAAACCGGAGTCAAGAGTTACATCGAGGCTAACGGGGCACCTCCACCGGGGGTAAATTTTTCATCGGCAAAAGTGTTCAATATGCGCAAAGCGCAATCTAAGGAGTAAATAAGTGAGTAACATGATCGCAAATGTCCCAGCGCACATTGCTGCGCGTATCGCAGCCCGCCAACAGGCAGGCACTAAGTCCAGCGTAGCCTCGGCTATCGTCAGTGACAACGGCCCAAGCATCCCCCGCATCAGCATCCGTGCTGGTCGGTATCGCTTGAACGAGGAAGGCGTTGAGACCACAGTCGGTGTCACGCTGGATACTATCATTGTG